AAAAAAAATAACTTTTTTTCAAAAAACAGTTGCCTTTAAGGCTAGAATACCTTAAATTTACTTTTAGGTACTAAAGAGGTACCCAATATATTTATATATATTATATATTAATTATATTAATTATATTAATTATATTATTTTATATATAGATTATATTACTATAATTACATATATTAATCTTATGAGAAATAAAGAAGTTTTTGAAAGACGGTTAGAACGATTTGAAGCAGGTCTCAAATCCGTAGGGTACCATATCCATAGAGAAGAATTGGATGAAGCGTACAAGCTTATCGGTTCCTTGCTAGAAAAATTAGAAGATTTACAAACGCTACTCAATACAGAAGAACAAGACTAATGCAGTTATCCTCCGAGCAGATACTAGAGAACTGGAATAAGCATCTAAAAATCATAGACACCTATATCCAATCACCTAGAAAAGAACTACTTTTAGAACTGTTTAATGATCTGGAAGATAAAATGGTAATGGCTCCTGCTTCTGGTAAGAGCCACTTCCACAATGCTATGCCTGGAGGATATATTGATCATGTTAATAGAGTAGTTGAGGGAGCTATAAGAGTAAAGGCTCTCTGGGAGCAGATGGGTGCTGATATTGATTTTACTGAGGAGGAGCTAGTTTTTTCGGCTATTTGCCACGATCTCGGGAAGATAGGTGACGGTAAGCATGAATGCTATGTCCCTCAGACTAATAACTGGAGAAGAGATAATCTAAATGAGCAATATACTCATAACAAGGAACTACCCTTCATGCTTATTCCGGATAGATCCCTCTATATACTTCAGTCACGTCAGATACCTCTGACACATAATGAATACTTAGCGATCAGAATTCACGATGGAGTATACGATGATGCCAATAAAGCTTACTTTTTCTCCTCGTATCCTGAATCTAAGCTCCGAACGAACATTGCGTATATTCTACATCAGGCTGATATGATGGCTGCTAAGGTAGAATACGATAAGTGGAGGTTCGGAAGCGATGATAAACCTAAAAAAGAAAGTACTAAGAAGTCTAAAGGAAAGAAAGAACTTCCTGGATCAGAAGGCTTACTTGGTTTGGTCAAAAATTTATAGTTATGATAAGTTACATCCTGGGAGTTATTTGTATAGTACTGGCTTTTGCCGTTTATAATCTACTGCAGAAAGTAGAGAAGCTAGAAGACGTTGCTCTCGATCAACAAAAATACATGCAGCAACTCTCAGATGTCATTAATGAATCCAATACACTCATAGAAACAGTTGACGAAAGAGGTACATTCAAGTCGGATGATGAGGTAGGGGCATTTTTTAATTACTTACAACTGATCCAGGAAACTTTAAATTCATATAGTTTACCTAGGATAGATGGGAAGAAAGAAGAGTAAAGCTAATTACTTTACAAAAGACACAGAAAATGCAATAGTAAGGTACAATTCTTTAGAGGATCCTGAGCTTAGAGCCAAGATCTTCTCTGATGAGATATATTACCCTTTTTACAAGCTAGCAGAAAATATCATCCATACGTTCAAGTTCTACTATACTGACGTAGATGATATTGAGGATCTTAAGCATAAGATCATAACTCTCTTATTAGAAGAGAAGATTCATAAGTTCGATCCTACTAGAGGTGCCAAAGCATACTCTTATTTCGGTACTATTGTCAAACGCTGGCTTATAAACTACAATAATAAAAACTATAAGCAGCTCAAAAGACGAGGTACCTTTGAAGAGTATGAAGCTGGATTCGATGATCCGGATAATTTTACGGAGGAAGGTTCTCTAAGCCTATCAGAGCTAATAGATTACTTCATACAGGATTGCTACGATAACTTAGAAAGTCTGTTCGAAAAAGAAAATGATAAAAAGATAGCAGATGCGGTACTTACTGTTTTTAAGACTCGTAGCGATATAGATATATTCAAAAAGAAAGCCCTTTATATTTACATAAGAGAAATCACTGACTGTAAGACTCCCCACCTGACATCGGTTATAAACGTACTTAAGGAGAGATTTTATGAGATATATACTGAGAAGTATGAACTCGGTTTATTAGAGTTACGATAATTACACCGTAATACTATTTATAAACAAAAAAACTATGTCTCTAGATAAGAAAATCTTTAAAGACAAAACTCTCTCAGACATCTTCAGCGAGATATACGAGAATTCACGCACTAAAGATCGTCAAATCAGTGCACTCGTAGCGGAATTAAAGACTCTTATAGAAGGTATCGACGACGCAACACTCGTTGTGCCTATGATAAAAGAGTACTTAGAAATCGGCGTCAAGAACGACGAACATCTGATCAAAATGGCTGCTATCATTCAGAGACTTGAAACCTCAGGAGGTGGTGCAAGCGAGGATATGTTTGATCCATCTGAGATTCAAGCTATTCTTGATGAACTGGATGAACCGCTACCTGATCCCCCAGAAGACTATGATGAGGACGACGAAGATTCTGAGGATGACGATTAATAATGTCTACATATTCCTACGGACATAGAAAGCCTACAAGTGTCTCTGCAACCTCCCCGGGAAGTGCAGCTACCTCTCGTTCCGTTCTAGCAAGAGTAGTAGATATAGTTTTAAACTCCTCTCATAAAGATTACCAAACTTTCGGTAAAGATAAATCTATAAACGGAATTAGATACCGTCTACTTACCTCTACCGTTATTCAAGGTGATGAGCAATTCGTAAGAGACCAGCTACCCTTCGCGTACCAGGAAGATACTAACATAAAACGTATACCACTGATCGGGGAAATAGTAGAAATAAGACCGCAGACCTTCTCTGATAAACCTTTCTACAGTTTTCCTAAAAACGCCAATAATAGTACTCTAGCAAATATCAATCCTGATCTCTCTAATGAAGAGTATATTGAGATAGCCGAGAATGAGATTGAAGGAGTGAGAAAAGCTAACCAGTTAGAATCAATAAAAGGTGATGTGATTCTGGAAGGACGCAGCGGTCAATCTCTTAGATTTTCTAGCTTTAAGACACCAAGGTGGGACTATATTGACCCCACCGCCTCAGGCTCACCCATAACAGTACTCCGAAATGGTCAAGGCGCAGAGCCTGTTGGTTCTACCGTCTTTGAAGATATTAATAAGGACGACTCCTCGGTATATCTAACATCTAACCACGTACTACCTATCACCCCAGGCTCAAGAAAAAGAAAATCTTATCTTGAAAAACCTACCGAGGTTGATACCTTCAGGGGAAAACAAGCCGTTGTTAACGCTGATAGAGTTGTAATAAACAGTAGAGAGGATAGCACACTTCTCTCAGGGAAAAAATCAGTTGGATTATCTGCCGAGAGTGTTAACCTAGACGGTTCGGTATATGTAGGTATAGATGCTCCTAAAGTGTATCTAGGAGAAGTAGCCTCTGATGAAGGACAGCCGGCCGTAAGAGGAGAAGCACTTACAGCCGTACTAAACGATTTAGTCTCTACCCTTACTCAAGCATCCGCTCTTCTCAAGACTGCAGCTCCCAACCCGGTAGCAATTACACTAGCCCTACAGAACGTAGCCGGAGTCTTTGACTCACACGCCAATACCCTAAAAGCACTTATTCCGGACACTAAATCTAAGAAGGTGTTTGTAGAATGAGTAGACTTCTTAACGTCCCTAAAATACAATTAGCAGTACTTATTGCCCCGGCTATTATTAAGCTTAGGATAGAATTAGAAAATAAAGTACTGAAAGAGTTAGAAAGTATAGCAGCTGATCTTACTGGTGAATGCCCAGATCTATCCGTCCTAGAGACTTATAATAAAAAAATAAACAACATTAAGAGCTTCTTGACTAAGATCGAAAGAAGGGGTAATAGTATTAAAAAAACCCTGGACCCACTGATCAAAGCCGAGAGGGCTATCCTCGCCGCAGTAACAATTTTAGAAGTATTACCTGCACCAAATACCTTTACAACAGTAGGTGTAACTAATAAGGCTGCACAGCTTCTAGCAGAAATAAAGCAGTTTGCAAAAGATATACATGATGAAGTATTTCTAGTATCAGGACTCATAGAAGGTTCCTTAGGACTTCTAACTATAGTAAACCTCCTGAACGATAGACTACAGACCATAGATATTCAGCTACAAAGCTGCATTGAAAACGGAATCTTAGATGAGGCAGCAGTAGAAGCCATTGAAGAGGGTAGAGAAACAGAAAATACAACAATCAGCTATACTAGCCCTAATACAGGACAGATCTTCGACATTAGAGTAGTCCTTGTAAGCGATGAAAAGATAGCACCACTACGCCAAGCTATAGCCTACGATAATCTTGGAATAGCTAGATTTAAAAGTGATCAATCATTTAGCTCATCAACTAAAGTTCTAGTCGATGAAGTTAAATTAAGAATCGATAATAATATTATCGTTTAATATTTATACTTATGAAAACACAATTACTGAAAAATATAATCAAAGAAGCAGTTAGAGAAGCTATAAAGGAAGAGCTTCGAGAGATACTTACGGAAGCAGTAACTCCGGTCAAGACTACTAGCTACGGAGCAAAACCTCCTGTAGTAGAAAAAGCCGTAAAGACAGACGTTACTCCTACCCAAAAGAAATCCGGTGATCCAATTATGGAGATGCTGAACATGACTCAACAGTCAATGACCAGGGACGACTTTCGTAATGTAATGCAATCAGAAATGCAACCAGGTATGAACGAGGTATCACTGACTTCAAATAACATACCCGCTCATCTACCAGCAGGCCCTCAACCTGGATTAGATATCTCTAAACTCGACTTCGTAAAAAACGCAGCAGCAGTCTACAATAAAGCTAAAGAAAAAGACAATTTTAGAGTAGGTGGATAATGCCGTTAGAAATCCAGAAAATAGATCCATTAGATAGACAAGGAAGAAAAATAGTAGGAGTTGATTTACCCTTCTCCGGAAACGCCGTTTTTAATCCTACCTATCAAACTAAGGACGCTATAAAGGCAAACTTAATCAATTTTCTACTTACTGGAAATGGAGAGAGATTCTTAAATCCAAACTTCGGTGTCGATCTAAGAGCACTCCTATTTGATAACATAACTCAAGCTCAAATCGAAAGTGTAAAGAGCATAGTAACAGAAAGAATAAGAGACTTCTTTCCAAGAATAATTATAAACGATTTAACTATTGAAGCATATCCTGACTCTAATGTACTGTATTTTACATTGAAGTACTCAATTAGAGATACGAATATTCAAGAAGAAGAAATCAATATTGAAATAACAACATAATGGCTGAAAATAGAGACATAAAATATACCGGTCGCAATTTCGATAACCTCAGAGGACAGCTAATCGAATTTGCTAAAAACTATTTTCCGGATTCATATAATGATTTCTCTCCCACCTCACCGGGGATGATGTTTATTGAGATGGCATCATATGTAGGAGACGTCCTCTCTTTTTATCAAGATTCCCAAATACAAGAATCATTCATACAGTACGCTAAAAATCCTGGTAACCTCTACAACTTAGCGTATATGTTTGGATACAGACCAAAAGTGGTTACCCCAGCCGAGGTGACCCTAGACGTAACGCAGGAAGTAGATGCAGTTGCAACATCACCCTACGAACCAGATTTTACACAAGCCCTGGTAATCTCAGAAAACTCTATAGTTTCAAGTACCTCCGCCGGACAGGTTCCCTTTCTTTTATACGATAAAGTAGATTTTGGCTTCTCAAGCTCTCTAGATCCAACAAAAGTTGATATACTAACTACCTCAGGAGGCAACCCAGCCACATACAAGCTTACGAAACAAGTAAAAGCTAGATCCGGAGAGGTTAAGACAATAACGAGAACTTTCAATGCTGCAGAGAAGTACGCTACTGTTACGATAGACGATACTAATATAGTAGGCGTAGTGAGCATCACTGATAACGGAGGCGGAGACAGTACCTGGTACGAAGTGCCATTCCTAGGTCAAGAAACAGTTTTTGTAGAAGAGAGAAATACTAATTCTGATCTAGGAACGGTCTATAACTCTCTTACCCTCAAAAAAACTCCTAAGAGATTTGTAACGAGATTCAACTCGGCTGGGCAGCTGACGATTCAATTTGGAGCAGGAACACAGCAGGGAAGCGACGATACCTTTGTACCTAGTATAGAGAATGTAGGATTAGGAACCAATACAGGTGTAAGTAGATTGGACTATGCCTACGATCCTTCTAACTTTTTATATACTAGATCCTACGGGTTAGCTCCTTCCAATACTACACTCACCATTCAGTATCTAGTAAGTCCCGGGGTCTCAGCTAATGCTCCTGCCAACTCTATTACTACTAACACCGGCATTACCAACACAGGAGATTCTACTCAAATAGCTACCCTAGCATTCAATAACCCCCAAGCTGCTAGTGGAGGCTCCGACGGAGACACCGTAGAGGAATTAAGACAAAATGCATTAAGAGCCTTTAACGAACAAGGTAGAGCGGTAACTACGTCCGATTATACTGTACGAGCTCTTTCATTACCGAAGACCCTGGGCAACATCGCTAAAGTATACGTACAACAAGATCAATTGATTGGTAAGTCGACAACGGATAGTATAATAGATTCTAATCCACTTGCCCTTTCAATGTACGTTCTAGCTTACGATTCTAACGGATACCTTATTCCAGCTTCCTCTACCCTCAAAGACAACCTGAAAAAATACCTATCTCAGTATATGATGATAACAGATTCTATCAATATACGAGACGCTTTTGTTATAAACATAGGAATTGATTACGAGATAGTAACATATCCCAATGCAACTTCGAGAGAAGTACTACTTGCTTGTAATAGTGCAATTACAAACTACCTAGCAGTAGAAAACCGGAATATTAACAGTACTATAAACTTATCTGAATTGAGTCTCATTTTGGATAAAGTGAAAGGGGTACAGACAGTTAAGGGAATAAAAGTAACGAATAAAGCAGGAGGAAACTATTCTGCTTACTCATACGATATTGCTGGAGCTACTAGAAACGGGATAGTTTATCCTTCTATGGATATAAGTATTTTTGAAATAAAGTTTCCTAACACAGACATTAAAGGAAGAATAACCACACCATAATGGCAATCTATAGAATATATCCAGAATCGGACGCTTTTTTAGCAAGCGAGATCACTAAAGCTAATACGGGAAAAGATGAAATTGTAGAATTAGGAGGCTACGAAGATATCTCTGGCACTACTAGAACTAATAGAACGGTAGTAAAATTTAATCAAACAGAAATACTTGATGTAGTAGATAATAAAATTGGGGCGAATGCTATTAGCGCTAGCTTAAACTACTACTTAGCCGAGGCTTCTGAGCTACCGGTTTCCTACTTAGTATACAGCTACCCCTTGGCACAAGATTGGGACAATGGAAGAGGAAAGTTTGGGGATATACCAACCGATACTACAGGCGTAAGTTGGGAATATACTCGAGCAGGAGAGGTGACACCATGGACAACATCAGGATGGGGAGCAAATATAACCGGCTCTTATACGGGCAGCCAAGCCGGCGGTGGATCATGGTACACGGGATCAGGAGGAGTAAATTTAGAAACCTCTCAAAGCTTCGTTATCAACTCTGATAAAGATATAACATTAGATGTTAGTAATGCAATAAGATTGTTTTACAGCGGATCTATTTCAAATTATGGACATATTCTCAAATTAGAAAATCAGTATGAATTCAACGAGAATACTAACATAAGATTAAGGTTCTTTAGCAATAACACTAATACAATCTACCCTCCATACCTTGAGTTCAAATGGGATGATACGAGTTACTTAACAGGAAGCCTAAGCGTACTCTCAACAGATATCAGTACTGTCGGAATAAAGAATAATAAAGAACGATACGAAAGCTCAGGTAAGGTACGCTTCAAAGTTAATGCTAGACCTAAATACCCGGTTAGAACATTCACAACTTCTTCAGTATACCTTACTAACTACGCTCTCCCGGAAAATTCTTTCTGGGGGGTTAAGGATGAGTACACTGAAGAAATGGTCATAGATTTCGATCAATATACTAAGATAAGCTGTGATTCTTCTGGTCCCTACTTTGATGTATATATGGATTCTTTTCAGCCAGAAAGATACTATAGGATGATGGTGAAAACAACTATCGATGGGGCTCAAGTAATATTCGCTGATAAAAATACGTTTAAGGTAGTACGAAATGTCTGAGATAGAAATCAAAAGAACTGTTGCAAGTAGGAGTGAACTATCGAAAGTAGTCAGCACAGAGTTTACTACTTTTCTAGATCAACCTACACAGACCTTATTATCGGTTGAAGACTTTTTTGCAGAATACGAAAGACTTTTCTTCGAAATACCTTCGGAAGGACCTACTAACTCACATGAGTATTTGGGTAGAAGAAGTGGAGAGCAGGCAAACCTAAATAATATATCACAAGAAATTCAGCCTTTATTGGATGAAATAGCTAACTTGAGAGAGCAGTTAATCGAAGCAAACGTAACAATAGCATCTTTACAGGGTACAAGTTAATGGCAATACAAGAAATATTTTCAGTATCAGCTCCATCTACAGGTAGTATTTTAAATGCTAGAGATGAAAATCTTGTAAAAACGTACCAGCTAAACTCTTCCTTCAATACGGTAGAGGATAGAGCCGAGATTCATATATACACCCTTACGAATACACTCCTTTTTTCCGATACCGACTATAGATTATACAGAGTTAGTCCAAATCGATTCACAGAGGGATCTAATATAGATGCTGTTGAGATAGATCCGGTTAGTGATGCAAAAGCATACGGCTACTCCTCAGGAGATGTACGAATAGATTATTTATTTCTCAGGCAAATTGGGACAGATAATAAAAAAGAGCCTGAGTTTTTTATAAAGAATATTTCTCCTGATAGATCCGAATTACTTTTAGATTCGATCGAGCTTGAAACTAATCAGATAGAGGAAATAGCGCAGAACATCTCGGAACTTATTTCTGATGAAGCCCTAGTTCAGTCAATAGTTTTAAACTTTAAGGATAATAATTTTGCCACTATTGTTAATTCTAAAAGATTTGATAATGGTTTAGCTATAAAGCTATATAGCCCTCTACCGCAGTTTATAGAGTTAAAGGATACTCTAACTATAAATAATATAGTAGGGGATCCGGTAAGCTTTACTGTTACCAAGGAAGTGATAGAGACACCTGATAAGCTACCTGCCTTGAAGGGTCCTAATTTCTCTATTGACCTAAACGATACAAGTAATCCCACCGAGTATCTAACATCTCTTCAACTCTTACAGACGATTACCTCATCCGTCTACGAACCTTATTCCCTAGCTAACAGATTAGGTATAGACCTAAGTATAGACTATTCGGACTACACAAACTTTATTCATTTCTCTTCAGTAGAAGAGAGGCTTAGAAATTTTAAATATAAGCTAGATACTCTAGCAGGATACCATACTAGTAGATCGCTTGCGGAAAATATATTCCCTACATCTCAAGCTTCTTCAAGCATGGATAGGTATGATGCCCTAATAGCGGGCATAGTAAATAATTTTGACCACTACGATAGACATCTCTACTTTCAAAGCGGAAGCACGAGCTGGCCTAAATCGAATACAACAAAACCCTATAACAACCTACCTAGCTCTCATGCCTCCGCATCTGCATTTTTCAATGATCAAATAAACTCCGCTTCTCTTTTTGATGAAAAGAATGAACATAGGTTGATAAATTCTATTCCATCCTTCCTTAAAGAAGATAGTAACAATACTCCCTACAATCTTTTTGTGGATATGATTGGACAGCATTTTGATAACTTATGGATATATTCAAAAGCCATCGGAGATAGGTACGATGCAGATAATAGATTAGATAGAGGTATCTCTAAAGAGTTAGTAGGAGAAGCTCTAAGGAGCTTTGGTACAAAAATATACAGTAATAATTCATCGTTTGATTCACTGTTTTCGATGTTTGTTGGAGAGTTCTACCAAACAGGAAGCGAAACAGTAAATACTTTTGTAACTGCATCAAACAATCCTACAAACATATCAGACTATCAAAAAGGAGTTTATAAGCGTTTATACCATAATACTCCGCTTCTGTTAAAATCTAAAGGAACAGAGAGAGGTATAAAAGCCCTCTTTACATCTTTTGGTATACCTACTGACCTACTTTCTATAAAGTATACCGGAGGAATCAAAGACGACACCCAGCTCTACTACGGACCTGGAAACCTCTATACTAGCTCATTAAGTAGGATCAGACTTGATAATACCGGTAGTATTGTTTCTGGAAGTACTCTATCGTACAATACATCAGTAGTAAGGGAGAATAGTAATTATACCCAAGACCTCCATACCGTTCAGGTAGGATTTTCTCCTGCAGATTACATCAATGAGTATATCATCTCCCAATCTTTAATGCCTGGAAGCTTTAATGTAGATAATTACATTGGGGATCCTCGTGCAGCATATAGCAGCAGCTATCAGTTGATGAATAAAGTAGTAGAGGATAACATAGGAGGAAGTTTTGATCAATATGATATCAAGGATTTAGTTAGACTGGTAAAATTTTACGATAACTCTTTCTTCAAAATGTTGAAAGATTTCCTACCCGCTAGAACTAATCTCACCTCGGGTATTGTAGTAAAGCCCACTATCTTCCACAGAAGTAAAGTAAAACAGGTAAGACCTACAACCACCGAACACTACTACTCAGGCTCAACCCCTACTGTCAGTATTTCTGGAAACCATGGACGTAGCTTTAAGAACTATAATACGGCATTTAGCTACTTAGTACCTTTACCATCGGGCAGCTTTGGACTTAAACAATCGTTCAATGAAGCAAGATTTACAGGAGAGCTTTCGGGATCAGAATTAACAGTTGTAACTGGAGAATTAAATTCCGATAATACATTTAAGAAACCTAACACTGATGTATTTAATTTTCATATTAGACCCCTCTTACTCACGACTTCAAATTCACTACCCGATAACGTATTTGGATTAACAATCTCAGTAACAGGATATACACCGTAATTATGCCTACTAAGACAATAACGATACAGCCAAGCGGACTAGGAATAGGTACAGATCTAGATACATTTAGCCTGTATCATACATCGGCAATTCCCGCTAATCTTATCACTAGCAGCATTACAAGAGCAGATTTAGTTGCTGGATTTAGCTACGATGTAGATCCGAGCTATTTTACATTTGTAGTACAGGATGAAACATACGGCGGACAACAAACACTTAATCTACCCGCACCGACTATTACTTCCTTTACCCCTACCTCTGGGGAATCAGGATCCATCATAGATATAGTAGGTTCCGGCTTTGCCGGAGCAACAGCAGTAAGTTTTGGAGGAACAGCTGCTACTAGCTTTAGCGTACTTAATAATACCTTTCTTTCTGCCTCAGTAGGAGCAGGTTCGACAGGAGAGGTAGCAGTGACTAATCCAAAAGGTTCAGATAATGCACCCGGATTCAGCTTCCAAACAACTGCTACAGACACTACCTACCTTTTAGGACGGTTTGGGTACGATAAAAGTAGCCCCACCGGACTTTGCTCCTCACCGAACTCCTACCCCAACTACTATCTATACGCTGAAAACTACAATAGCCTACTTTCCGCACAAGCCGCCACTGCAACCGTGTACACTGATAGTAGCTTAACATTGGAAGCACCTTACGGATGGTATGTACTTAGACTTGATTCTACCGGACAACCAACAACCGACGATGTAGATTCTGCATATGAAATAAGCGGTCAGGGGATACCAATAACAAGGATAGAGTGCGGTGATCCTGTTGGAGCAGGCGAATAAATAATATTTATAAGTAACTATGGCAATTTACCTACCTTCTACAGACAAGACTGTTTTTGCTCCTTTATTCCCTCAAAACAATAATGAGGCAGGAGATACTATAAACCTTTGGCTAGGTTCCTACTGGGTTGGTAGAGATTACTACCCCATTACTATTGCCAAAGGTATGACCATCCCAAGCACGGGTTTAAATGGAGATCTAAAAAGTAGATTAGCTTCCTTAGAGAGAGTCGGATTTAAGTACAATACAAGATCGGAAGGACTAGAGGAAGGTAAGCTTTACTATGTAGCCGATGTTATTAATCCAAACGGTGCAAGAGACGCATGTATTACAAGTGGTGGAGCTAACCCTCCCGCTTCATATGTGACTGAATCTGCATTCTTTAATAGCTATGAACCCCAGTTCAGCGACTTCATATACGAGGATGCAGCAGGAACTACTCTGTTCGGCAGTGGACCTGGTTGGTTCGGAATAAGTGGAAGTAGAGGATACGTGCTAGAAATTGGAGGTAACGGCAACGTCACCGCCTACTGTACTTGTTCATCCTACAATGATAGCTATCCGGAAAGCAATCCAGAACCTCATAGCACCGGATTCTTTTTTGCAGACATAGATGAAATAATATCATATCCTACACATTACTTTTTCTCTTTTAAGGAAGAGTTAACTATCCCCAAACTACTTACACCTAATAGTTCATCTCTTTTAGAAGATGTAATTTTTATCCCTGGAGTAGGGAAAGAATTTTTACTGTCAGACTATTTCCCAACAGTAAACAATAATGAGGATAATAGATCTTCAGAAATTTACCTAACTGTAGATCGACTTGGATCTGACGCACAGCCTACAAACATTGCTTACATATCTGAAAGTCTCGTACCTAACCTGAGATTTAGCAAACCTGAAGATGTCTTCGCTAACATACAGGATAGTAATTACGAAACGTCGGCGTGGTCTATACCTCGATACGAAGGAGCAAAAAGTACAGCCCTTACAGGAGAATTACCATCAGCTATAACTTTTATACAATTTTCCGGATCTGTATACCCAAAATCTGCTACCTCACAATCTATAGAAAACGAAGACAGCTTTGAGGGAAGAAGAGTAGAGACCTTATACTTCTATAAAGAATATGATCCAAACGCTACATACACCGGAGGAGGTTCAGGAGGCACTACTACCTATATAAGAGTTATTGATGAATCTATAGGATCAACATCCAGTCCTTCCGGCTGTACTGAACCCGCTCTTTTAAGAAGAACAAAAGCTATAATGATAGACGGTACAGGAGCAATAACTACTAATACCTCCGGCAACACTTTAGAGGTAAGCGTTAAATACCTTTTGAATCACGCTTTCGGAACAGGTGAAATTAATCCGGATATAGTGATCGGAACAAGTGTTCAGTCCGGCTCCTATGAGTACACTAGCTCCTACCAGACAATACCGTTTGGAGAAACTCAGTGTAGAGACATTAATACAAAGTACGGTGAGCCAAACGTTACCTCCGTAGTAGGAGATGATGGTAAAACCTATAGAGTCGTTAATGCCTCCTTTGTGCCTCCTTCTGAGTTCATAACTGTAGGGTCTGGTATTAACTACATATTGAAGAATAGAACTAAGGGATCCGAACTAAACATCATTCAGGGCGCTTTTGTTCTTAATACGGCTAAAAAAGAAATCTACGAGATCAATGAAGACGGTCTTATTATTAGAACTAAACAGCTATAACCTGATTAAGAAACTAAATAAGAATATATTTATAAAATAAACACACTACACGATGGGCTACTTAAATAATTCCGTAGTAACAGTTGATGCCATTCTAACCAAGAAAGGACGAGAATTACTCGCCCGTGGAGATGGCTCTTTTAAAATTACACAATTTGCTTTAGCTGATGATGAAGTAGATTACACACTTTACAACACGAACCATCCTTCGGGATCAGCATACTACGGAGAGGCTATTGAGAATATGCCCGTCCTTGAGGCATTTCCCGATGAAACTCAGGCCATGAAGTATAAGCTTCTTACGCTGCCAAGAGGTACTGCACGACTTCCGGTACTAAGCGTAGGTACTACAAGCCTGAGCTTACGGCAAGGAGCTTCTAATGAAGTAAGACCTCAGACACTTAACTACCTAGGTCAAGGCGCTGTTTACGAACCAGGAGGATATACCGCTACAGTTGCCGATGTACGGCTATTTAGCAATTTTGTAGGAATAGGAATTAATACAGAAGAAGCAGATAGACTGAATGCCACTACAAGCTTAGGTACGAACGTGAGTAAAACTGTAATAGGTACTAATATCAGCCTTACAGCTACAGCAGTAAATACCTTATTTGGTTCACGTACTCAGCTCAGCACTACTATTACGTTTATAGGAAGAGATAGCGGAGCAAGAATCACCATTCCGGTAACCGTAACTAAACCAAGCAATAACTAAACGACATGTCATTTAAAAGATTAGATCCCGAAGATATTTCAATAAGTGCTGAGTCAGTTACTGCACCGGTATGGACTGGTAACGTAACTACCCTCACATCTTTTTTCACTAGCTCAACACAGGCTAACGGCACAACTGGAGATTTCTACCTTAACGTATACCAGACTGGCTCCACAGAAGATACCGCAGCTATTCAATTCGCCGTAGCTTTTTGCGATAAGTACGGATCCGGCAGCGTAGACTTTACTCCTGGTGTCTCTGGATTTTCGCCCTCTAGAGCAAATTATGGAACGTATAAGAATCAGGTATTAGGGGACGAAGTTGGAGAGTTGAAATTTGGTGCTAATGAAGTTACTTCTTCGTATTTCTATGCTATTAACTTTGAACGGTCTAGATTTAAAGAAAAACTTCTTCCGGGAACATTAGAGTTGAAACTGAAAAACGGAGCTACAACACTTACTCTTACCGAGATTATTCCTCAGACAGTTACATATACTGACGCCGGAAGGAAGTACGAACTCAAAAGCAACGCAGCAGAAGAAGGTTCAAACTTGTTCTTAAACTCTGGAAGCTACGGACATAGTTACCCTGACATTGGTTTGATCATTCTCAACGGACAAGCTCTTGATGCTCCTACTAGCGCCGGAGGTCTAGCACTGGCAACAGGTCCTTACAACTCTAATAGGTTGAAAGCAAACACAGACACTTCTGGAAGCCAGGCTCTTTATGATGCTATCGTAGACGCTGCCTCTTTCAAACAAAATGCCGAAGAAACATTATCTTCAAACTATATATTTGTCCGAGCCAGAAATCAAGATTTCAACTACTCATCGAATCCGTCGTATATATCGGCCTCAGGAGAACTGACGCATACTCTTATGATTGAAGACCCAAGATCCTATATTACATCTGTGGGACTTTACAACGACAATAATGACTTACTAGCAGTTTCTAAATTATCTAGACCCCTTCTTAAAGATAGTAGAAGAGAAGCACTTTTAAGAATAAAGCTTGACTTTTAATGAATGAGTGCTTACAAAAAGTTAAATCGTCAGGATGTTTACGTAACATCGTATACTGCTAAAAAGGATCAAGAGGTATCTGCTGGAACTACTCCCGGTGCCTTTAGTGCTGGATTTTCTAGCGGTTTTGACATTTACATTTTTGAGGGAATAAGTTCTGTAACTTTAGATCTATTTGGATTAACTAGAAAAGATACTACCTCAACAGATCTAATAACGTACGGACAGACTGATCACTATTACAAAAGTGTACAGCAGCTTTATTACTCCAACTTCACCAGCTCCATAATAACAGGTTCTTACGAAAACTTCATACAGAGTTCTTTTGAAACAGGTTCTAGACAATTAGGAACTTCCGGATCTTTAATGACTATTGGAAGAGGGTATGTAGGAAACTACATAGTACCCTCCTCAGTAAATTTTTCTATTACTTCAGGATCAACCTCAGGCTCTATCTTGGACGATGGAGAAGGTAAACTCTATTTATCCGGAAGCAATTCAGGGGCAGATGGAACAAATGTAGGAGACATAATTTATCCTCACGGTAATTTCATATTAACGGATACATCCGCTGCAGACCTGCTTTTAAACTATTCTGGATTGACCGGAACTTGGCAATCGGCACAGACAGTACTAGAAGCTAATTACTACTGCAAAGTAAGCGACTATGAGTTTAACTATACTCATAATCCATCCGCAAAAGTATCAGGATCTAACGGAAGACTTGCCGATAATGTAACCGGTAGTTACTTTACACCTTATGTAACTTCAATTGGACTTTATAATGATGCTAACGAGTTGATAGCTGTGGCCAAGCTTGGTCAACCGGTTCCAAAATCACCCGACACCGAAATGACATTCGCAATTAGATTAGACCTATGATAAAACTATCTGAAATATTACTGGATGAAATTTACCTTATTACTAACGACGGAAAGGAAGTTGTAGTTAAGGATCCTAAAGAAGTAAAAAAGTATAAAAAAGGAGAAAATGCTGTCGGACTAAACGATGACGGTGATGAAGTTGAAGTTAGCAAAGAATCTACCGATCATATAATAGCGGAAGAAAAAGCTACCTGCTGCGGTAGATGTGGAAGAGTTCATAAAAAAAGCAGCGGATGTAGTAAACCTTACTTAAAAAAATCAGATCCAAAGCACTGTCAGAATAAATAATGTGGCTATATAAAGATACGGTTATAAACAGTATAGAAGATATGCCCGAAGGTAGTTATGGATTTATCTATGAAGTAACTCATCTTCCTACCAGTCGAAAATATATTGGAAAGAAAGTTCTTTACTTTGAACGTAATGTTAAGTTAGGGAAAAGAGAACTACAGGCATTAAAAGAAGAAAGGAAAGCCAAAGGTATCGGAGGTAGAGCTCCTTCAAAAAAGAAAGTAGTAAAAGAATCCGATTGGCAAACATACTACGGATCTCAGACCGAAATAAAAGAGCTTGTTAATAAGGGAAAAGAATCTGATTTTAAAAGAGAGATTCTCATGTTTGTGGATAATAAAAAACACCTTACCTACTACGAGGCTAAATTCCTATTTATTAAAGAAGTATTAGAAAAAAACGACGAGTATATAAACGATAATATTCTCGCTAAATTTTACTCAAGAGATTTCAAATGATAAAATTAATTGAAGTAGTTGACTCGATCCCCGGTATTCAATATCACATTGATAACGGACTTTCTTTACATGAGAACATTTATCGGTACTCATCAGATTCTTTCGTAGAACTATTTGCTGAAGCCAGAAGACTTTATAGAGAAGGTAAGATTGATCTTATTGAAGCAGATATTAAACTTATTTCTGAAACTGATATCGGTGAGTATGGTATCTACGAAGGTGAAAAGGTTCCTTTAGATCTTCCTATGGTAGATGAAGCAGAATATAGAGGAAGAGAAGTTCCTTTGAACAAACCAAAAAGAGGCGGCCCTAAGAAGTTCTACGTTTACGTAAAGAACAAAAAAGGAAACGTAGTAAAAGTTAATTTTGGAGACTCCGGTAACCTTTCTGTTAAGATTAAAGAACCGGGAGCAAGAGCTTCTTTTGCAGCACGTCATAACTGCGATCAGAAAAAAGATAAAACGAAACCGGGATATTGGTCCTGCAATATTGGACGGTATTGGAAATCTCTAGGCGGCAGTAGAAACTTCTCAGGCTACTGGTAATATGCTTCCTTACTTAGAAAAAACTATAGATAAAATATCTATAAGATCATTTGATGAGAGTGTTTCTGAAGAAGAGCTAGTATGGCATAGAGATAGAGAAGATCGTCTTGTAGAAGCCTTAGAGGAAACAGACTGGATGGTTCAGATAGATAATGAGGTACCTAAAAAGTTAGATAAGATATTTATTTCTAAAGGGACCTATCATAGAGTGGTAAAAGGAACAGGGACCTTAAAAGTTAAAATAACGAGATTTGAATAATGCCGGACGTAACACCTACACCATCTACATCCTATACAGAGCCGATAGAAATTATGGCTGAAGAAGAAGAACCGGTAGGGTCGCCATCGGTTACTCCTACTCCTTCCGAATCAGCAGACGTATTACCTTCTGTTACACCCACTCCATCCCCATCCCCCGTATCCGCAACTCCCACCCCAACGCCAACTCCTTCACCGGACGTTGATAACCTCGTCGCAATAAACGTTAACGGATCCGTAACAGCAAGTATTGCCTGGAACGAAGGATCTGGAACTCTTAATATTACTACTACACCGGCAGGGCTAACTTGGCAAGCTACTTCTGATGCTTTTTGGTTAGATTTTTCTAACGGTACCGGAACTCTCAACGGAACAGGAAGCGGCACAGACACTTTAGTATTTCAAGATGGAGACGTAGCCGAAAGAGAAGGAACTATTACTATTCAAGGAACCGGAGAATATACCGGGGTATCCGACACGGCATTAGTCATACAAGCAGCACCACCATCGCCAACTCCATCTCCTACGGTAACTCCAACTAGGACTCTAACACCAACTCCAACTCCGTCACCGGATGTAGATTTCCTACTTGTACCTAAGGTTAATACTTTAGTAACAGCTAGTATAGCATGGAATGAAGGTAACGGTACTTTTAGTTTGGTAGCATCCGATCCTAACATTACTTGGGAAGCAACTTCGGATGCTTTTTGGATGGACTTTTCTAACGGAACTAGTACTTTAACCGGAACCGGTAGTCTTGGTTCGGATACTTTAAGTTTTCAAGATGGAGACGTAGCCGGACGAACCGGATCAATTTCGGTAGTAGGTACCGGAGTATACACTAACGCTTCGGGAAGTGCCTTAGTACTTCAAGCACCACCTCCATCGGTAACTCCGACTCCAACGGTAACTCCAACTAGAACTCCTTCCTTAACTCCAACTCCGTCACCCGACTTTGATGGATTACTAAATGCCAACGTTA